CCAGGTCCAGGTGCGCGCGCGCACCATGCGGTGCTCGACGATCCTCTCTCAGCAGTTCATCGAGGACGCGATCGGCACCGGCGACGTCGGCACGGGCATGGACTACGTCGCCCGCAAGATGGCGATCTCGATGGCGCTGAAGGAGGAAGAAGCGTTCACGATCGGCAACCCGGGCGCAGCCGTGCCCGAGCCGGACGGCCTCTGCCGCAACGCCGGAACCGTCGCCCAGGGCGTCGATCTCGGATCGGGCGCCGCGCTCACGACGACGACGTTCGACAACGTGATCGACGCCGCACACACCGTCGCGCCCGAGTACCGGAACGGCCCCCAGGTCTCCTGGCTCGTCTCGGATTCGTTCCTCCGCCATGTCCGCAAGCTCCGCTCGGCGAGCTCGCCGTCGGACTATCTGTGGCTCCCCGCGGGCGCGCCGAACAGCAACGCGCTCACCGTCGGCGTGCCCGGCACGATCTACGGCTTCCCGTACCGCGTCGGAAAGTACGTCCCGACCACGACCGCGGACGGCGCCGTGTACGCGCTCTTTGGGAACTTCGAGTACTACGAGATCTTCGACCGCACCGGCATCACGGCGCTGATGGATCCGTACAGCCTCCAGGCGAACCTCCAGACCCGCCTCAACGTGTATCAGCGCCTCGACGCGAAGATCACGCTCCCCGAGGCCTTCGCCTACATCCGCGGCTAAGCATCTTTCCCACGCGGACCGGCTCCCCGAAAGGGGAGCACGGTCTTTTCCATGTCGGTCCCTCTTTCCACGATCAAGAGCGCGCTTCGCATCGACTACGACGATGACGACGCCGACCTCATCCGCCTCCGCGAGGCGGCTATGCAGCTCGTCGAGCGCGACACCGGGCGCGCGCTCACGCAGCGGACGGAAACGCTCTACCTTTCCGACTGGACCGACACCGTCATTCCCGGCTTCCCGTTCGCGTCGATCACGACGGTGAACTACGTCACCGCGGCAGGCTCGCAGACGCTCCCGACGGCCGACTGGTGGGTAGACCTTTCCGACGGTCCGATGCCCGTGCTGCGGTTCCTCCAGGCGCCTGCGCGCAAGGATGGGACCATGGTGACCGTCACCTACTCCTGCGGCCACGACGCGCTTCCCGACCCGCTCACGCACTGCGTGATCGCGCTCGTCGGCGCCTGGTACAACAACCCAGAGGCCTTCCAACCGATCGGCCTCAACGTGGTCCCGATGTCCGTCGGGTTCATAATGGACTCCTACCGCGTGCGGAGCCCGATCCGATGATCTCGGGCGGCCGACTCCATCGCACCGCGACCGTGCTCACGGCGTCGACCACGACCGACAATCTCGGCCGCCGGACGAACACCTACACGGGCAACGGCACGATCCGCTGCGATATGCGCGAGCAGGGTTCCCAGGAGAGCGTGTACGCCGACGGCGTCGCAGTCGTGAGCAACTGGGAGATCCGGACGCGGTGGCCGAACATCGCGCGCGTCGGCCTCACCGAAGTCGACCGCCTGAGCGTACGTGGGAAGACACTGCGGATCATCTCGATCGTGAATCTCGATGAGGCCGACCGCGTCGCCGTCATCCAGTGCGCGGAGGTCCAGTGAGTGCAAACCCGATCGAAGCCTGCGTGAAGACCTGGATCGGCACGGCCACGACCGCGTCGACGCGCGTCTACAACGGCTCGCGGATGCAGTCGACCACGCTCCCCGCGATCGTGTTCGAGGTCACCGACGGCGCGGCGGCGGCGCTCAAGGGCCCGGCGAACAACGACGTCGACCAGTGGAGCGTGAGCTTGAAGGCCGTCGCCGAGACACAGTTCGACGCGCAGAATCTCGCCGAGGATGCGATCGTGAAGATCAATGCCCACGCCGACTTCGCCGCGGGAAAGAGCGTCTGCTACGAACCCACGTACCGCGTGATCGAGGAACCCATCCTGGGCGAAGGCGACGAAGCTGCGCCCGCAATCTGCACCGCCACGCTCATCATCATGCACAGGATATAAGCCATGCCTATCAAGACATCAGGAAACTCACTGGTCCAGTGGGGTAGCCCAACTGCCGCGACCATCTCAAACGTCGCAAACGTGACCGCGAACCTCTCCCAGGCATCCATCGAGACGACCGCGGTCAATGGCACGTTCAAGAAGTTCGAATCTGGAATCCTCGAGGGCACTGTCGACGTCGAGCTCTTCTACCTCGAGACCGATCACGGCCTATCGACGCTGACGCCTGGCGACACGCTCGCCAACTTCAAGGTCGTGCTCGACACGAACACCTCGATCACGTGCAACAGCGCGCTCGTTGAGCAGTCGCGCGTCACGATCGCGCCCAACAGCGTGGTCAACGTCGCCTTCACCGTCCGCCTTCACAACGCCGCGATCACCGTCGCATGATCGCCGCACTTCTCGCAAGGCCGAAGGTGATCGAGTTCCGCGGCGAGCGGATCACGCTTCGCCGCCCGAACGTCGCCGACATGGCGGCGCTCCTCGATGCGCGCGAACGCGGCGAGAACCTGGTCGCCTGGCTCATCCACAACCACGTGATGGACGGGGACGCCCCGGCCTTCGAATCGCTCGAACAGTGCCTTCGCCTCGAGGCCGTCGCATCGAGGCAACTCGCGGAGGAGATCGACAAGCTCTACTCCGAAGGCATGGACTAGCCTTGCCCGCGCGCGAGGTCCTGCGCGCGATCGGCCTGAAGATGGACTTGACGACCCCGCTAGCCGTGATGCACGCCCTTCACGGCCCGAAAGGCATGGCGATTGATGTCTGGAAACGCCTTCAAGGTAGCCGTCGAGATCGACGGAGCGACGATCGAGGAGCTGAACCGCAAGTTCAGGGGTCTCGCGGCGCCGATGGGCACCAGGGCGATGAAGTCTGGTTTCCGCGAGTGGTTCAAGAAGACCCGCATGGTGGCGAAGGCCATGGCCCCGTATGGCCGCCCGGCAGCCACTGAGAAGGTGCGTGGCGTCACCCGGCCCAACCCGCACATCAAGGATCACATGGCCTACACCGTGCGCGGCTACTCGAGGGGTCGCGTCGTGTGGGGCGGTCTCGGTATCCGCAACCGCGGCGGCTACGACACGCCGCATTGGTATCTGAAGTGGCTCGAGTTCGGCCACGACTTGAAGCGGAAGGCGACGCCAAACGAGGCGCTTCTCCTGAAGTCGCGCGGTGAGCGGAAGATGACTATGTCCATCGGCCGCGTGGAGGGTGCGTTCTTCCTTCGCAAGGCCTACCAAATGACGGCCATGCGCCTGATCCCGATCATGGAGGAGGCGATCGCGAAGCAAGTCGCGAAGCACATGGAGGCCAAGCATGGCTAAGGTCTCAAACGTAAACATCGCGATCACGGGCAACTCGACCGGCCTCGAGAAGGCAGGCGAGCGGGCCACGCGCACGCTGAAGCGCGTCCAGACGCAGGCGGCCTCGACGACGACGTCGCTCGGCGGGATGCGCGGACAGGCGAACCAGCTCGCTGAGAGCCTCACGAAGCTCGGCGTAGGCGGAAGGGCACTGCAAGGCTTGGGCGCCGTCGCCGGTCTCGGCCAGTTCGGCATGGCCGCCGGTGCGATGGGCGGCGCGGGCCTCGCCTTCGGCGGCGTGGCCGCGGCGGCGATCAGCATGAACGCACTTGCCGACAGCTACGCGCGGCTCCGAGCGGATGCCCAGGCGGCGTCGGACGCCGTGCGCGGCGGCGCGATCAGCGATGCCGACTTCCGCCGCCTTGGGTTCACGCGCGAGGGCGGCATGGCGCTCGCCGCGTACTCGAGGCAGATGGGCGCGGCACCGATCGGCTTCGGCCGTGCCTTCTCTCAATCGCGGGCGCTTTACGGCACCGGGCGCAGCAACATTCAGAACCTTTTCGAATATGGACCAGGCGCATTCGGATCCGCTCTCGGTACTTTGCTTTCCGGAGGCTTTCCTACTTCGGAAACCATTTCGCGATCGATCGGGGTGCAGGAAGCTCGCTCGCTCGGCATCGGAGCCGCACCCCAATACGACATCTTCATCAACGCGCAGACGATGCTAGATCAGCTTTCAAAGCTAACTTCTCGGTAACCACATGGCACTCACCACGACCATCGTACGAACCCAGTGGACCGACGGCGGGCCGAGCACGTCGCAGGGATTCGTGATCCAGTGGCGAGTGGTCTCCGACATTGCGCTCTCCCTCACGCTGTCGAGCTCCGCGAAGTCGATCCAGGACGCCACGTGCGGAGAGCCCGGCGACCCGATCCCCGGGACGGTGTTCTCGACGTCCTCGAAAACCACGACGCTGCGGCTCCGCGCGTTCCAGATCGACCCCGTGCTCGGCTCGAAGGGCTACGTGTTCGACGTGATTGCCACGTACTCGAGCGAGTACACGTGGGCGAACATCTCGGGCGGCGGCGGCTCCGACAAGCTCGTCTTGCCCGTGACGGTCGACATGGAGGCGGGCGAGCGCACGATGCAGGCATGGCGCACCGCCTCGAGTCTGGGCGGATTCGCCGTCGCGCCGAGCTACATCTATGGGAAGAGCGTGAACATCGGCGGGACAGGCATCGACGACGCGGGCAAGCCAACCCAGGTCCGCGTTCCCACGATGGATGTGCGGATCTCCATGGTCCAAGACACAAGCAACACCGCCGCGGGAACGCTCGTCGCGGTCTATGACAAGATCAACACCGTCCAGGGCAAGTGGAACAACACCACGTTCCTGCACTGGGGCGCCTACGAAGTCTTCTGCACGTCGGCGACGGTCACC